AAGTCTTCAACGTTGGCTTTATTATAGGCTCGAACATATTTGTTAACCTTTTCAATTACCCGTTCTCTTTGGCTTAGAGCATAAGAGTTGAAGGCTCGTTTAAAAGTCAGTTCGTTCTTATCTGCCTTCTTTAAAAACTGATTATAGTATTTGGCTCTAAACTCTTTATTTTGAAGGGGGTGAGCAAACGCACCTTTAGCATTAGGGTCAGCTGGTGTTGGGGCAGGTGTAGCCTCAGCAACGGGCTCAGCGGTTACACTGCTTAGAGTTGTCATATTAAACGGTACTAAGACATCATCGCCACCCTCGCCTTCGATTGGGTCACGTCCAAAGATTTCTCTTATCTCATTAACGCTTAAGTATTTACCAAAGCCATTTTCGGCTAATTTAATTTTTGCGTCTATATTCTCTGGGGTCTTATCAACGATATCTAATTTAAAATCAGAAGCTAAATCAACATCCGAGTTTAGTAATGTGCCGATTGATTTTTGTTCTGGTAAAATGGTTTCCTTTAAGAACGAACGAAGGGCAAGGTCAGCGTTATCAAACGTACTGCCTTCGGCTAACGCTAAAAGTGGCTTAGGTACTTCGGTTAAGATACATAAATCATCAAGCGTCATTTTCTTGCCTTCTAGATAGCCTAACTCCGCTGGGTTAAGACCCAAATTGTTAACCTGAACGTCACCACCCAAAAACATCGGAGCACCCGTGCGTTTAGCCTCGGCATATTTCTCCGTATATTTTTCTCGAAGTTCCTCAGTCTGTAATTTAGTAAGCTTATCTCGTTCCTTAAACGAAATGACGGTGTCTAACTTACCGCCGTTCTTTAAGATTTCATATTGTAGTTTCTCAATTTCAAGTGAGCTAGAGATAGTTAAGATACCAGCCTTTAAAAGCGAAATACCCTGACGGATGTCACGGGGGTTAGGTCGGCGGTCGTAAATAATTTCATCTATCTCGTAACGCTGTTCGCTTCCACCCTCGGTAGTGTAAGTGTAATAGGAGATTGTGCCGTCCGTATTGTAATACTTCTTAACGCCCATCGGCATTAGTAAGTGAAGTTCACTAACTTTAGACTTAGCAAATAACTCCGCCCCTTTCTTCTTCCAAACATAAACTTCACCGAAGATATCTTTGTACTTCTGCCACATTGAGAAAAATTGGCTTTGAGTCATTAACGGGTTTGGTTTTGCTAACAGTTCTAGTATCGGAGCATTAACGATTTCAGTGTCGCCTTTCTTAGCGGTAAACTCAATCTCACCAACTTTAGTCGCACGTTTTTCTAACGCCTTATTGATGTAGATTGATTTTTCGTAAGCGGTTAAGTAACTGATGTTTACGCCCTTCGCCCCACTTTGAAACAACAAGTTAACCTTGTCGTCTGATGTACCAACTAATTGTTCGAAAGCTCCTTTTATTCTAGAAATAAAACTCATAGTATTTTTGGGTAACTAAAACGAGCAAGTGCCTAAAATAAGTTTTAGCTTATTCCTAGCAGTTGCTCGTTATTAGTTCTTCTATACAACGGGCGGTTGTAAGAAAACCTAGCTAGTATCTTATGCGAGATGACTCTCGTGTAGTTTAAAAATTCGATACTAATTCGGCTATTAAATTTGGAAACAAAACCTTGACTCTCTAATTATACCAAAATATAAATATACCGTCAATAAATTTTAGGTAGCTTCATTGACTTTGTAGCACCGCTTAGTCGTGGAGGCTTCCACTCGCACAACTTTTCCGTCTTTTACGATGAGCTCAAGAGTCAGAACGCCGAACGGAGTGAACTTACACTCGTTAGTAATGATATCAATGATTTCTTTTTCGGGTTGTGACATAGATTATAACCATCCGATAAACGGAGGCTCGTAAAATGTTAATGCTAAAGCGTCAGCGTAGTCGGGTGATTTCTTATGTCTGCGTCTTACGAACTCCTTAGGTTCTAAGATAATCTTACGTTCTCCCGTCTGTATTTTCCACTTAATCCAAAATATCTGCTTCATATCGGTGCTGTCGTCAATCTCTCCACCAACTAAACACCAGTCCTTTAATCTCCAAAATAGCTCAGCCTTGATGTTAGCGTAGGTTGCGTCATCATCTGCTGGCATACCGACTGATACGCTATTAACGGCGTGACCTAGTTCAATCAATCTATCGCAGACTCCTCGACCAATACCAATATCATCAATCGCAATATCTTCGTCTAATATGTCAAACTCCTCAATCAGTTCTTCAACTACGGTCACGTTTACCATCGTATCACGCACGTTAGTCATCCGAGCAATGAAGGCTAAGCCACCCTTACGCACGATGAAGGGGCTCTTATCACCACCGCCACCGATATCAACGCCTAGCTTGACTCTAGTCGGCTTCACGCCTCGACTAAGTTCGTCCTGTGTCATTTCAGCAAAGAGTCGCTTAATCTCTGCCACAGGCTTAAATTTGACCTGCTCAGGGGTAAGCAACTGACGGTAGCCGTCCTTATCTAACTCATCCAGCGGTGGAAACTCGCACTTATATAAAATCGAGTAGAGGGGCTTAGTGCTGGCTTCATCTAAAAACTCTTGGCTATACCGCCCTTCGGACACGGCAATCACATCATCAATGAAGATACGGTGATAGGCTGGGTTTTCCCAACTCTTTTTAAAATGGCTATATGGCTCAGCGGAATAGAAGGGGTTACCAATCTTACAGTAGAAGCCGTCCGCTCCTTTACCAGCAATCATACGGAAGATGGTTGCCTCGTTATTATCACTAATTAAATTATACTCATCGCCGATAACAATCTTCGAGCCTAGACCCATAGCTGACTCGATTGATTTATTCGAGTTCTTTTCTTGGGATGATACCACGAAAATGCCACCGCCATTATTTAAGATAATTCTGGTCTTGCTATCTTCCTGACGCAGTCTGTCTAATCGGGTGTTCTTCTCAAGTCGAGTGGCAAAGAACGGAGCGTCACCTAAATGCTCAACGAAGTATCGCATTGTTAGTTTTGCCTTCTCGGTTGATGGAGCAACTACGGCGACTATCTCTCCCTGAACACAAGCGATGATAATACAAGCCAGAGCTACAAACAAAGTCTTACCATACTGGGTAGAGCAGATGATTTGAACCCTCTTGTTGTCCCTAAAGATTAAAGCGTCAAAGATTACTAACTGTCCGTATGAACAAACCTCATCCGCTGGTTGCCCTTCAATTACAAAACTATGTAGTAGGGTTTTCAGGGCGACTCTCCTCGACTCGCTTAGTTGGGGTAGTATTGGTTTGAACATCTTTTATCATAGCGTTCATTTGCTCTAAAAGTTCTCGACTCTCTGCTCCGCCTTCATTGACTTGAAGTCTTTGCTGGTAATCAGGGTGTCGGTGCTTTAAGAAAAAACACATCGCCTTTAAATCTTTCTTATTGTAAATCTTAGTTTTTAAAAACTCATCCGTGTCCTCAAGTATCTTACTCTCACAGTTTAAAAAGTAATCGCCGAAGGTCATACCGTTGCTGTCATCTAAAATAGTATTACTATCACGCCACGCATAAACGGTCTGCCTGTTAAAGCGACCGAACTTAGATGCTGGTTTAAGTTGTCGAAATTGTAGTGTCGCCTTGCTGAGGTTTCCGTAACACGCAATATAGAACGCTAAGAACTTAATCTTGTCCGCTCTGGTGAACACTCCGCTGTTTCTTTCCCCCCTGTATTCAATCGCCATAGATTTGTAGTAAAAGCCTGTTTTGTCAAATTTACCTTAGTTTGGTAAAAAAATGTTTGAGTGCTTTTGGGAGAGATAATAAGTCATCCCTTAATCATCTCCCCTGAAAGTAGCCAAACAAATGTTTCCTTAGCCTATTTAATTATACCACGACTGGTCGATAAAAAATACGAGCTCACCGAGTGCTAGGGAGATTAAGCCGATAAAATACAGTTCTGGCAGACCCCCCATATAGATACACATAAACAAAGAAACCAGACCAGCGAAACTAAAGAGGCTTTTAAGTATCACGTACCAGAAGTGGTATTTGTTATCTCTAACCTTCTTAGTCTTGATTTGGTTCTTGACGAAGCTATTAAATGAGCTCATAGATTTTATTTTATTTTAACGTTTATAGTTATTTAGTTTCCTCAATCGCACTGATAGCCACTACCTCTGAGAAATCAACGTCATATTCCTTGCCAACTTCGAAGTAAACATTATCATTTACAATCAACTGTTCGATAAGACCAGCTGGGGTGTATTTGTAGAAATTCTTATTTTCATCGCTACCGCTAGTTACTGGTCTGAGCTTGAAAAATCTGCCCGACTCATTTACGCCACCCTCGATACACTTAAACTTTGCTCTAATCATAAAATTAATAGTTATTTTTTCTTAAACCTTACAGTGAACAATGGGTCGTACTCCGTCTTATTCTCATCGGTTAACTCAACTGATTTACCACTAACTAAGTCGATAAGGGCTAGGTCTGATATCATCTGGTTATCTGAGGTAATATTAAGCTTCAAACTTTCTAACTTATCAAACTCCTCTTTAAAGTCGGCTTTGACGCTGGCTTCAATCTGCTTCTGCTTGTTCTTTAGGGCTTTTAGGCTCTCTAGCACATCTTGGTACTCGGCGTTGACCGAGAGAGCGTCCTTATAGATTTTTTTAAGTTGTCTTTGCTCACGCTTGTTGTCTTGTATTCGTTTGAATACTTGGTTGATTTTTAGTGACATAGTTATAGGTTTTTATTAATAAATTTAACGAGCCGTTTAGCGATGATATTTTTAAAGCCAGATTTAGCTTTAGGGTTATTTCTGGCTTTGATTATTTTATCTAGTTCCTTCTCCTTCTTTGGGTCGATATCTTCCCATTGGACATTACGCTTGAAAGTGAAATATACGTCAACATTTTCCGTGATGTCTTTTAGAACGACCGAGTAAACGCCTTCATTACCCATCCCGACCATAATACTCGAAACCAAGAGGTCTAAAGTATCAGCGTCTAGTTGGAAGGCAGATGATAACTCAATCGTGCCGAAGATATCGGTGACTGAGTATTCAAATTTTTCATTAACCTTCTTTTCTAGAAATGTCATAGGGTTTAGCGTCTGCCGAAATAATTAAAAAAGCGTTTCTTCTTGTCGTCTGTCTTATTAACGTATTTTACTACACCGATAATTAGGGCGACTAGACGGGAGAGGGTCATTTCGCTAAAGAAGAACCCAAACTCTGTACCGCTGAAATTCTTTAAACCTTCGGAAAGTTTATCTAGCTCATCCTGTAACTCAAACATTTCTGGGTATTGCTTCCGCATAATTTTGTAAGCCTCAGAGTTTTTATCGCCGTATTTTAATTCAGTCCACAATACTTTTTCCGCTAAGGAAACTTCCTGATTGTTTCTAATCGCTTTGTGTTGGCGGTTAGAGTGGCGGTCTTGGGCGGTTCTAATCATTTCTGATAGCACGTCCTTCTTATCTTCGATGGCTTCGGTTAGCTCATTTAGCCTCTTAATCTTGTCATCGGTAATTGAAATTTTAAACATAGAAATTATTTAATTATTTTAACAGAACATTTTACAATCTTAGTTTCGCCTCGCTTGCGGTTATTGAACTTGTCGAACGCCTTTTTAAATTTGATGGCGTTAGACTTAATCTCGAAGTAACAACCTTTTTCAGTAATGCCTTTAAAGAACTCTTTAGATAGTTTAGAGCCTGATTTTCCAATCAAGAAACTATCAATTTTACCCTTAGGGCAATCAAATAAAAAATATACTTCCATAAAATTACTGATTAGTTGGCTCAGTTGGGGCTTCTACCTTAGCTGTGCTGATTAATTTAAGACGTTGGTTAACAAATTTTTCGGACATCACCTTGCGACCGAACAAACTGCCGTACTTTTTTTCATCAATAAAATCTTCTTCAATTACTTTGACCTCTAAATGGTCAACTAGCAGGTCAATAATCTGGGTTTGCTTGTTGCTAACGTAGCGACAGGCATTAATCTCCTTCTCTAATTCAGCGATTTTACGCTTTGTGTTGTTTCCAAACATACTTTTATTATTTAAGCTCAAGTTCTTCGAGCTGTTTATCTGCCTCCTTAAGTTTAAGGCAGTATAATTTATTAGATTTAAAAGAGTTTCTTGGGTAAGCCTTCTTATGAGTTCGATGTTTTCGGTGAGCGAACCCTAAACACTCCTGTCCGAGCAAAGAAGCCATATACCAAATGCTTCTATACTTTGCTCGTTTCTTCTTCATAAATAATTTTGATATTTTTTTTAAAAGATAACATCAGTACCTCATCTAATAAAACTTGGGTGCGTGGTTTAAAAATAATTACGTCATCTTTTTTTTCTAAAAACTTTTCTAGCTGACAAATATCTTTTAGAAATATTGAATTGTAAATATACCCATCGGCTTTTGCGTTTTTAAATCTCTCTCGTGTCCCCGATAAGTAATCGCCTGATAAACCGTGCCTTTTATAGATTGTTTTAGAGTATAAAAATGCGTAAGCAACGCCTAATCTACTAGCACCTTTCAAATTCATCGGATGATTGAAATCACCAAAAACTAAAACTACTGTTTTCATACCTTTATTATACCATATCAGAAAAATGTTACAATAGTTTATCACGCAAATCTTTGAACATCGCTTTACAAATTATTGCCGACATCGTTCTATCTTTCTTACAGTAGGTAAACGCTTGTAGTTGAAGCGTATCGAAACGTCTTTGTCCGAGTTGTTTAATTTTAAATTCTTTATACTTATCACGCTCATCTCCGTGACCCCATAAATTGTGACAGCCGTAACAAAGTGTATCGCAGTTATCAGGTTCGAACCTCGTACCTTCTTTGCCTCTCGACCAGTAATGAGAACACTCGTGACTAATCGGCTCAAGCAGTTCATTTAATTTTACTGTTGAACCGCACCGCATACATTTTCTGTCCCGAAGTCTGATGAAGCGTGAGAAAAAAGTATCGGCTAAGTCAATTTTAATCTTCATAGTATTTCAATAAGCAGTAAAATAATACTGCTTATGTTAGCCAGAGTGATTTTTTAATATCTTTGTTCGTTGTAACAAAGCTACTATCTCATCTAGCGTGAGAGTGCCAAACAGCAAATGCCAAGCGTTATGCCTAGACTTGTCCATCAGCAATAAATTACTATCTAAAGACGTTCCGCCTCTAGACCTTGGCGTTAAGTGGTGTTTGTTGTTCTCACCGCTCCGCTCCCAATCGACTCTTTTCTTTGATGAATACCTAAAATAAACCAGCTCTAGCTCGTTGTGATACAATAAATAATTATCACGCCTGAACCATATTTGTAAGTCATCAAAAAATTTACCAGAAAAACGCCATCCGTGTTCTTCCAGTCGTTCCGTAGAAACTTTACTTGTTGCCATCGTCTGAGTTTTTAAAGTTATGCTTATATTATACCATTTTTCAGGCTTAGTGAGTAGTGTAGATTTCTATACTTTTTACGCCCCACTGCCTTGCGGTAGCAACATCATAACCCATAAAGATATCAATCGACTTCGAGTAAGTTGATTTCATACGGTCAACAATCTTACAGTCGCCGTAATCTTTGATATATACAATCGTCCCTAATTTAAAATCGTTAGACGCACAAAGCTTCTCGCCTTTAGCAAATCGCTCACAGATGTTTTTGTTATCAGCGGAGATACACGGGCTACCGTCTGTTTGCCCTGACACGCTGTTATAAGCGTAGATGGTAAACTTGCCGATATATTTCTCTGGCTTCTTAATTGATACTTCCTTAACCACTCGGTGAGTGATTGTTGCCTCGCTGACTGGAAGCGGTTTGCTGGCTTCAATACCAAGAGTAATACCAACTTTAACGCACCAGATACCAAACAAAATGGTAAATAAAAAAGAGCCAAGACGTTGATAGTCTTTAACTCTTTTTGCTTTGGTTATTTGAATATAAGTGTCCATATTTATTTACAAACATAGAACACCTGTTGAACGTGGTGAGCGACTGTGCCAATTAAATAAACGAAGGACACACCGATTAAAATAATTAATAAAATCAAAACTGTTTCAACGAGCAACGAGTAAAATAATTTTTTTGTAATTTTCATATTAAATCTTTTTACGTCTTAAATAATAAGCCTTTGCCTTTGCTCTCCTACGTTCAATTTTTTCCTCCTCGGAGAGTTTATTTTTTTCTTGGTATTCTCTAAAGCACTCTGGGTCGCAGAAAATTCTTTTAAGATACTTGTCGTAAATCGGCTTACCGCAGTTTTTACAAATGTATTTAGTGCCCTTATTGTTCTTGGCAAGTTTGATATACTTCGCCTTCACGTTTAATTTTGCCTGTCGGCTCACCGCTTCCCGTCCCATAATACCGACTAGAATTGTCCGTATTCTCTCTCTGGTTATCTTATAGTACAAAGCAAGAGCCGTTTCAGTTTCACCATTTTTAAATTTCTCCACTATTCTTTTATTCCTTGCGTTCATATCTTTGATACCCCTAGGGGGTGTATATTAATAATCTAAAGCACCTTTCTTCTTCGCCAACATTATAAATTCTTCTAAATTTTCCTTAAATAATAATGCCAACTTGTAATCTCGATACTCTTGAGTTGTCTTAGTAATTTCTTCGGCTTCGAGTCTTGAACAGCCACGCTTGGCTTTCTCAGTCATCAGCACCTTACGATACATCTGGTCTTTATAGACTCTGTCCTCATCGACCCACTTCATCAGCGTTGCGATTTCAAGGGCAAGGTCTAGCCAATCATCCTTTTTCATCGCTGAGCGTTCCTTAATTATCTTACGAGTCGCTGTGATGATAGTGGTAATTCGATTGATAGCGTTAGCACAGCTATCACGCCAGACAGTAAATTGGGCTTGTTCATCTTCGGACATCTCGCCCATAAACTTAGCAAGGGGGGCGTTTTCTTCCTTCATTATGCCCATTGCTTCCTCGCCGATTGTCTTAGTAATCTCGGCAATTAAATCGCTCTCTCCTGCCTGTAAGTCGATAAGATAGTCTTTTAACCGACTAATCTCAGCAACGTCTGAGCATTGAGCCTGAAACTCTAAGAGAAATTGGGGTAATTTCTTTTGGAAATACGCCTCTCGTATTCTTCCCTTGAAAAAACCGCCGATACTATTAGTGCTGTTAAGCTCAATCTTCTCTTTTTTTGGTGGCATATTTTTAAATAAGCCTAGATAATGGCTAGTATTTTAACTTTCATAAGGTTATCTTCCCAGCCATTAAATTAGCTTCAAACTTTATTATATTATATAAAACAAACCTCGTCAACTAGAAAGGGATGTTTTCGACCCTGATTTCCTCCTCTTGAGGTTCAGGTGGCATTTCTTCTGGTGGGAGATTTCGGTATCTATCTAAGCCGTCATCCTGCCGTGTTACCTCATCGCTACCGCCTCCGTTCTGCTCCTCCTGAAACGATTTATAGGTTTGGCGATTGTCTTGAGGTGCTTCTGGTTCTTCTTCTCTACGGGCTTCCTGTGGCTTGCTATCTAACATCCTGAAACTGTCCACCATAATCTTAGTCGTATAGCGTTTACTGCCGTCCTGAGCGACCCAGTCCTCAGTCGTTAGTTTGCCTTCAATTAGTAGTTGACTTCCTTTGTGGCAGTACTTAACGATATTCTCCGCCGACTTACGCCAGAGCACCAGATTATGAAACTCGGACTTCTGCTTGCGTTCGCCGTTTGCGTCCGTCCACACTTCACTGGTAGCTAGACTAGCGTTAGCGACCATAATACCGCTTGGCGTATTTCTTGCTTCGGGGTCACGTGTTAGGCGACCACATAGAATAACTTTATTCATAGGGTTATATGATAATTGAATTAACTTTTTTGTAGGCGGTTACCAGTATCGAACCGTCTGGTTGCTTATCTTCTTTAATGTAAAATTCATCTTTAGCGGTTTGGTTAGTCATACCGCAATATCTTAAAAAGCCCTGATACTTCTCGCCACGAGCTCTAATTTTTCTATCTTCTTCCTCATCGGCTTGGCGTTTTAAGTCGTCCGCTTTGCGGTTTGCCTCAGCGTCAATAATGTCCTGAGCTTCCTTAGCGATACGTCTATCGTTATCAGCTTTAGCCTGTAAGATTTTATTGTTGTTTATTAGCACGGCGTTTTTAATTCTAATTTTTTCGTTTTCTGCCTGAGCTTTTTTATCATCTTCCTCTTTCTGCTTCTCCCGTTGAATACGGTCTTTATTTTCTAAATAGGAGAGCTTTTGAGTGCTGTAATAATTAGCCCAATCTTTCTCGTCCATCTCAAGAATTAAATCAATCTGCTCCTTATCATCTTCAATGACTAAAATCTCGATGTCTTTAAGAGCTTGTATGCGGTCGGGCAATAAGACCCTGCGACTTTCTCTAGCCATCTCTTTGTCGATGGTTTCAAACTGAGTTTTTAAATCATTTTTTACAGGAGAAGTAATAGTTAATAGGTCTTTTTCAAGCGAGATAATGCCCCGTTGATAATTTAATGCCCCCTCACGCTCTTGCTTAGCTAGTTTCTCAAGGGCAATTTCAGCGTCCCTTAATTTCTTCGCCCCTTCTTTGGCTTTGTTATAGCCATCGACATCATTAATGCCGTTAATCTTAAAGTCCTTATACTCATTTGCCAAAAGCGTTAGCTCGCTTCTGATTTGATTAAAGACTTCTAGGTTTTGATTGTTCATAAGTTTACCAAATTATATTTATTAATTAACTGCTTGATTTTTTCTTCGGCAACTATGAAGCCAATTTTTAACGCCTTAAACTTTTCTTCGTTGGGGTAAATTCGGTGAATAAATATCGGTTTACTAAAGTTAGGGTTATAGGCTACGAAGTCCCACCACTCACGACCAGTAATTAGAAGGTTCATCTGTATCTGCCACATATAGTCGCTACTGATTGCCTTCTCTCCCTCGGTAATTAAATATAGATAGCATTTATCGTCATAACATTTTATTTCGACACCGCCGACCTCAGATACTAAACCGTCTGGGCTACAACCGATGTATTCGTTATGTTCGATAAAACCAACCTGCTCGACTTCTACGTCCTTCATCAGCTCATAGATTGACCGTGCCTGAGCTTCCAGCTCTTTACCCCGTTTGGTATGTTCGTTCTCAAACCCTTCTTTCTCACCGCTTGAAAAGAACTCAGACACGATTTCTAAAACGTAAGTATCAAGACCCTTACTGGCAGTAGCAATGGCGGTAGCGTGTGAAGCTGTCGCTTTCCCTTTCCGCTTAGCAAACCACTCAGGCGAACCTTGAATAATATCTCGGTGAATAATCATAAAATTATTGTGGCTTATTTATATAAACGATATCTCCTTTATCATCGGTCACGACATCACCGCTTTGTTTTAACTGCTTGCTTAGTTCATCCTTCTTCATTGAGATGTACTTATCGAAACTAGCCCCACGACCTTGGTTATTTAAGTAGTATTCCATCAGCTCTTTAATACCCGTAATGTTATCAATCTCGTCTTTATACTTAGCTTCTAGGTCGAGGGGGTTATCAAGATTGTAGTTATCATTGTCAAGGCTCTCTATGTTTTCATAGATATCATCGAAGTGTTTTTTACAAGCCTTTTTAATAACCGTCTTGAGGCACATTTCTACAAACCAATCGTTCCAAACGTTCTTGGTCTTGGCAATCGCTCGGTGCTTCTCTAGCTCCTCTTTACTTAGAGTAGTCATAAACTCACCACGCTTATTGATAATGACGCAGTACGCCCCCATAACATCATCGGCTTTATGATTAAACGGGTCAGCAATAGTGTGGTGATAGATAACGCTTCCACTCTCCTTAGCGAAGTTAAAAGTATCACCTTTAAAAACTAACTCCATATCAATCTTACTTTCTGGGTAGGCGATAAACATCTTATTTTTATAAGATACGTAGTCGTAGGTCACACCAGTTGATTGAAGCGTCACGTGTTTACCATCAAAAGACAAGCCGTCTTTAGCGACTCTAAGATACAAGTTAACCATCTCTTGCTCAGTTTTATTCTGAATAAAAGTGTTGACGATTTTTCCTGCTCTGTCCTTAGCCAGTAAAAGTCTAATAATATAACTCGCAAACTGCTCCCGTCTGGCTTTCTCATCCTGATTAGATAACTCAATCGCTGGTAATAGCTGTAAGATTTTTTCTTTATTCATCATATTATTTGTAATAAGTTACTTTTATTTTTTTAATTCGAGCACAGAAGATAAGCGGAAAAAACAAAATCAGTATTAAACAAGCCTGACCTGCGTTCCACTCTTTGATTTCTTCCTCGCTGTCAACGGCGTAGCCATCAGAGAATAACTTTTTTTCAGTAACCGCTCTTAAGTTTCTGCCGAAGATATCTTTTCTATAAGTCTTAATAATTTTCATAAGTTTGATAACGCCTTAAACGGCGTTGTAAAATAAGATTACGTTAGCGATTAACATCACTAAACCAATCACTAGCCAGATTTTATTGTATTTTTTTTCCTGTCTAGTTTTTAATAATAGCTCACGATGGGTTAACAATCTGCTTGTCATAAATTTTAAAAATTAATTTAATTATCAGGGCACATTTCACAGTCAACGCACTCGTCATCCTCGATGACTTCTTTATCTAAGGGACAATATCTACTCATTACTTCCCTCCTCTCTACAATCGACTGCTTGACTCTCAGCTAGGTCTAGGCGATTGTTTTCTTCCATTATATCATCGCCGTCATCGTCTTGATTATTAGCTCGTTCAAATTCTTCCTTTGAGCCGAGCATACTTTCTAAATCTTTTGGTAGTAAACTCATATTTGTTATAGGTTAAATAATTATATGATTATTATATATTATCAAAGAAACTTTGTCAATACTTATAACACGAAAATAAAACCCTGTTTTAATTGGGTTTTATTAGTTATACACAATTTAATTGTCTAAAAAATTTCCTGTATTAAATGGTTTAGCCTGATAGGTCGCTTCGGTTAAACCGTCTAGAGCCTTCAATCTGGTAACAAAACCGTCCATAATTACCTGCTGTTTAAGACTAATCGGGTAACCCTGACGCTCAACGCAATCGCTCAAGCCCTTAATCATAGATTGGAGAGCTCGGCGGTTCTTAGCCAGTGAAAACGGTATCGGTGCTTCTGATTTAAAAGTCGGGAGCTCAACTGCTGGTTTTTCTTCTGGTCGCTGTCGGTAATACTCACCCAGTTCAATGATGTCGGAAATGTTAGACGAGTTAATTTTATTTCCGTTGATAATCACATCGCTTTTATCAGGAGTGTTCCTGAGGGCTTTCTCTTGTTGCTCAGTGATAATATACTTTAGTTTTGAATACGTAAGAAGCATAAACTTCTTAGTGTACGGCGTTACTTGGTTTGTCATAAGTTTTGTTTTAATTATAAACTAACTTTAAGATTGCCATTTTCAATCTCGTGCTTTTTAATGGTTAGCGATTTAATATTGCTAATTGCGTGGTCGATATTTCTCTCCTCCTCCTTAATCTTTTCACGCACACATTGTAACATAGTTTCTTGGGAACGCTCAGAGCCGTTTTTCTTATAGTAATAAATACATCCATCAGAGCAAGCTTTTTGTCTTGAAACTCTAAAAATATCTTTATCATCATAGTGCTTGGCTTCCCAACTCTCAATTAGGGTGACATCTTTAAAATTAAAAAAGTAATCAAACGCTCCACCTTTAGAAACTTCCAGTTCAATCTCTGTAATTTTAAATCTTCTACCACTCTTGTCATTAATTCCCCAATAGGTATCATAAAAAACAATCTCATCATCCTCCTTGATAGCTACTAGATAACCTTCGAAGCAGTGATAACGACCGTCCCACCCGTGCTCTTTTTTAGGAGAATACCTAAACAAATAAACATCGCCCTCGCTTATTTTGTAATCAGCTTTTTTTGTCATAAAGTTTTAATTACCAACTTCAAATTTATTAGGGTGGCACATTGGTGAGTAATCTTTGTCGTTAAGATACCTCTCGCCACAATTTATACACTTTAAAATTTCAGCGTATATATTCCAAAACTTATTTTTTTGCTTACACATTGGGCAGGTGAACGAGTAACAAACTTTTATATTAACCTGTGGTTTAATTTTTTTCATATCATTTAGTTAATTGTTCAATCTCGCTCTCCTCTAGCGGTTTAAAATGGCGATAGGACACTTCCATCGAGGCTTGCTCTGTTTCCTTCGCCTCAAGCCATTTGATAGCCTTAGAAGCCCCTGCCTTATTGTTATAGCCGTGAATAAAACCAAACACTAGATTATCTCTGCCCCTGACCTTACGCTCTAAATCAACGATGGAGTACAGGTAAGTCTTTCGAGCGTTGAACGGCTTAGTTAAAATTATAAATCTCTTACTAAACGCCTGAACTTTGTACCGCTGTTTTTCTCCCTCCATTTTTATTTTATCGCCTCTCATCATAAAATTAAATATTGTCTAAATCAACGGCTTGTCGTCCTTGATTAGAGAATAAATTATTACTATTAAACTTTCCAAACCAAGTAACGAGTCGGCGGTTAACCTCAAACGTTTCTTGAAGTTCCCAGCGTTGCTTTTTACCGCTCTTATTTTTCTCCGTCCAGTAAGAGATGAACTTTGAAAGTTCCTTTTTAACGATTGACTCATTGTAACCTTTTTCAGTAAGCCAAGTAATTACTTTTAAAATATATTCTGACTCTGGGTTATTGAAGAAATCTTTAGCGATTTGTGAGGGGGAAGCGTCAGCTTCCTGTTCCCTGTTAACGGTAACATCATCTTTAAATTCTAAAATCTGCTGGTTAGCATTACTCTCCTCTATACTACTCTCCTCTACTCTATACTCCTCTATACTGGCTGAGCGAGTGCTAAGCTCATATTTTTTATTATCAGTCAAGACTATTAATTTCTTCTCAGCCTGATATTCAGTGCTCTTAATTCTGCGATTATCAAGCCAATTATTCGTATTCCAATCAGTGATTACAACTACACCAGATGGGAAACTAATTAAGAAGTTTTTGGCTACCAGTATCTTTGCGTCATCTTCGCTACCGCCGTGTATTCTGAGAACCTTTTTGTAGGAAACAAAACCTTCATCATCAGCCTCCATCCCAAGTAAAAAATAGAGAGCTTTAGCTGATACTGGTAAGTCCATAAATCTGTCAGTATCAATAATCGCTCTATCGAACATACGCTTTTGACTCATAATTTTAAAATTTAATAAACAAAAAACACACTCGGAGCGTCCAACATTAAGAGGTTTCCCCCCAAACATTGAACTTTCTAAATGTGTTTTAAAGTTCTAGTTTTTGTTAGACGCTCACCTTTAGTTAGGTATTGAAATTATATTATATAAAAGAAACTATGTCAACAGGAGAATTAAAAATCTTGTTAAAAAATCTAATTCGGCAACACAATCGTTATATCTTTTGTCTTTTATTCTTTGCTCATAGTCTGGTAAATTACGAACTAGATAACGTTTACGACCCTCTAGAGAAAAAATCTTTGCTCTAGTTTTTGCTTCTTCTGAGTCTGCCATAAATTTAAAAAGTGTTAGGTGATTTAATTACTAAGTAATTAGGTTTATTCATCAACCTCATATCACTACCATCGCCAGATTTACCACAGTATATTTTACCAACATTTATCTTATCGAGAAAGCACTCAGAGCACCAACGACCAACTCCACAATTACACTTCGGTTTATTTTTTGTGGTCGCCTCGTAATAACTTTTTAGTCTAAATTTTTTCATACTAAAATGGTAAGTTTTTTAATTCATCATCGGTCGCTTCCCTATTCTCTGTCGGTGGCTCGAACCAATCACAGACGGTACACGCCAAATTACTGTACGCTATTCCATCTGGGTGACAGTTTACATAGTCGCAAACTCCACCGCATTTAGGGCATTTAATATTTGCCATATCAGTTTTGTCTTAAATCAATTAGCAATTTCTCTAATCTGTCTATTTCAATTCTGGCAAAATTTTGTGCGATATTATCACTCTCTAAATCTCTGCCTTTTGGTCTATCATCAAACACTTTTTTCCAGTATTTAATTTCAGATTTAATCATTTCCTCTATCGTTTGATTGATTATTTTTCGATTAAAATCAACTATAAAATTAACAATTCTTCTATATTCAAAATCTTTATCATAATCTTCAAAGTATGGTTCGGTGTGTTTTTTGGCTACGGCGTTTAATAAACCTCTAAAACTTTGACCGTATTTATCTCTGAACTTAAAAAATTCTATTAGAGTTTCTATTAACATATAGTTATAAACAAGCTTGACCTTTAGGAACGAGCACGGCAGTTCCACCAGCGACAACCTCATAGTGTTGAACGTTATCTACTGAGTAAAATGTTGGTGCTAAACCTTTTTCTTCAAACCAGTTAGCGATTAAATTTAATAACTCATCTCTAAACTCACTTCCGACATCATCTAAGTAATCTTCGGCATATTCACCAACCTCATCGCACGCCTTTTCGTTCATCTGCTCCATCAAAATATCAACATCAATTAGTTGACCAAGCGAAATCTTGACTGGGTTTCCGATGTAGATACTATCGCCGACATCTGAGTCAGCCTCAAGTATCATAAAGTCGATACACTCTTTGACTGAGCCAAGCACAGGAGAATTAAAACTTTCGTTATCTCTACCTGCGACAAATTGTTCGTTTTCTTTTTCCATAAAGTTTAAATATAGATTTTTATAATTAAAGTTCGGTGTCTAAGTTTTTAATACGCAGGGCGTAGTCAAGTAACTTCTCGCCGTTATTTTGCTTACAGCAATCGTGATGTAAATAATAAACGTCATCATCGCCACGACCCCAACCGACATAAGCAATTGTAATAATCTTAAGTGTCTTATCGGTAATCTTTTGCTTACAGCACGAGCAGACGTTCTCGAAGTAATTTGTTTTTCTTTCGATTGTGACCCAGTGAATAAGCATAATATTATTTGCTGATATGAACGATACTATTGGGGTAAAGTTCACACTGCCTAATTAGTTCTCCTAAGAAGTTCATCGCCACAGTGTAGTCGCCCCAGCCATTGCTCGGCTCTAAAGCGATATAAACATCTGGCTCTAATCTCATCTTCTCGAAGCCTTTTTTTAAATTATTAACTACCTCCTTCGCTTTCTTTCCTTCGGAATTATACAAGTCATTATAAATTTCCGCCCTGTCCCACATCTCAGTGAGGTTGTGGGTGACGTTAGAGTCATACACGGTGGTGATGACCCTAGCTTTTAAATAAATATCTAAGCTCATATTTTAATAATTAATTTTAAATACTATCGCTCTTACCACCTAACGCCTCGGCTAGAAGCTCGACAATTTTAGGACAATAACCATCGCCCCAATCATTGAAATCAACCTCGTGCTTATTCATCTCCTCGTAATCATCCTTTTCAGACTCTTGGTTGATGTCCCATTTACCTTTGTAGATACTGGGAACAGTATTGTCCCAATATACGATGGTAAAGTTTCCGCTCTTAAATAATTCGATTAGTTGTTGGTCTGACATATTGGTTAGAATAGTCCGCCCTGTCTGGGCTTAAGTTTATAAACGTAGTCTTTTCCGTACTCAGTTTTTACCCAGCTCGCCTCAATGTCGTAGCCCTCCTTCTTTAGGTCACAGATGATAGCCCCTAAACGGCTGATGTAGCGACTTAAGCAGAAGTTCCGAGTAATGAAGCCATTGACCCTTAGCTCGCTCAACACGAGGTCTTTTTGAGTCTTATTTAACATAGGTTTGATAGTGAGAGAGTGGTTTGTCATCTTCGCTCCCTAACTTTGACAAAATTTCTAAAACCTTTTGTAAATCATAGTTCCTCCAACTACCCGTAGCGTAGGTAAACGGCTGGTTGTAGTGGTAGTCGTTTAGGTCAATATGCTCCTGAGCTTGTTTGTCGGTAAAGAACATACCACATCTATCAACGATTTCATCCTCTAGCTTGTAGTGGTTATATGCTTCTTCATCGCAGTCATCACAATCGTCTGGTAAATCTTCATCATTATCGTAGAGCTCACGACACTTAGGACAGAGGCAATAAGGTTGAGCGTCCTCGACACGTTCTCGCTCATCCCAGTCCTCGCCGACTTCTACCCATCTTTTTACTTTTTGTCTAATTTCGAACATTGGAAATTGAGTGCCCCGATTGTTACAGGCGTTCATCTCCTTACCCAATTTAACCAAGAAGGCTAAATCTTCATCTGATATTTTATTTATCATACTAGTTAAGGGTTACGGTAGTCGTTGCTACCTGTTGTTTTTTAAGTGAATAATAATTATTTTTATATTTTACTGACTCCTTTTGGCAGTCAGCTAATTCTTTCTGCTTGTAACTCTGAACGCCAATACAAATCTGTGAGGCGATATTCAAAGTTTTTTCGTAGGTGCTCAGTTCATACTCGCCAACACAGACTTTGCCCTCCCGTTCTTTTAAAACTCCTTGGAGAAAGCTGATGTGATAGACAAAGTAAATAACCGTCACGTTGATTGCTAACCAAACTAATTTTTTAAACATAGATTATTTAGCTTCAAATTTATTATTTTCGCAAACTCCGCAAGGTGGGTTAATATGGCAATAACAACTTTCATCTTCTTTGTTAGAGCAACCATCACAATCTTCGCCGTAGTTTTCTTCTTCCTCGGTAAAGTGTTTACAGTCCTTACAATTAGATTTCATAATCGTTTAATTTTAAACTTCATTTTTAAGCATTTCTAAAAACTCAGGAATAGCCATCGTCTTGTAAGGAGCATAACCGTTTTTCTCGGTGACTCTGGTAATTGCTATTCTCGGTGCTTCGATAAATTGAGCTAGTGTTAAGTCGATGTAGTAACCGTTAAACTTCATCCACGTATGGTCACGACCTTCGAACTCTCCACGGCAGACCTCGGCACAGTAGTAATCGCTCGTTCCCTGTAATTTAATTATCATCCA